ATGGAGTCCGTTCATAATCCTGATCGTTTTATGGCGGACCTCCGTCAGGTATTATCACAAGGTCGAAAGCGTATTGGGTTGCTTGTCGGCGCTGGGGCGCCGCTATCTGTACGGATTGATGAGAAAGGAAATCTGGATTCGAACGGAACTCCTCTGATTCCCGGCGTCGACGCGCTGACAGAGAAAGTGTTCGGGGATTTTGTCGGAGAGGAGAAAATTGCGATTGATGCGATTCGTGCTTCCCTTCCGAAAAACGGGAATATTGAAACCGTTCTCTCCAAGATCAGACTGATGCAGACGGCACTAGGAAGCGTCAAGGTTAACGGATTAGACGCAGAGGGATACAAGACGCTTGGAGCACAAGTTTGCGAGCGTATCGGCAAAATAGTTGGCGCAAAATTGCCAGATTCTCGGACCGCGTTTCATGAACTTGTAGGCTGGATCGCTGGTGCCCAAAGGCCTCACTCGGTTGAGCTTTTTACGACGAACTACGACCTTCTTTTCGAAACCGCATTGGAAGCGGCGAGGGTACCGTATTTCGATGGATTTAGCGGGGGGCACGCTCCCTTCTTCGACCCTGTGACTGTTGCAGGCGATGACCTCCCCGCGAGATGGGTGCGGCTTTGGAAAATGCATGGTTCTCTTGGTTGGATGGTCGAGGATGGTCGTGTGGTCAGGACCGGTAGCTACGACAGCACCGAACTCATATATCCCGATCATCTGAAATACGACCTGACCCAAAAGCAACCATATGCGTCCCTGTTCGAGCGGCTGAAGCGCTTTCTAACGACGCCAGATACGCTTCTTCTCACCACCGGTTTTTCATTTAGGGATGCGCACATATGCGCTGTTATTGATGAAGCGTTGGCGGTGAACGCTAACACCTCTGTTTTCGCGTTCCAATACCTCGACCTAGAGTCTGAAGAACCTGCGTGCAAGCTAGCGTATGACCGACCTAATGTTTCTGTCTATGCGTCGGACGGTGCCGTTATAAACGGTGTTGCAGGGAAATGGCGCCCCGGCGATCCACCTAAAAATTGGAGCGAAATTAGAAGCAGTTTCTGGGGGCAGCGTTGGGGGGAGGGCGATCCCGTATTCTTGTTGGGAGATTTTACCGCTTTTTGTAGGTTCTTGGCGATCTCATATTCAGCGGATGTCGTCCAGCCAAGCCAGGCCGGGATAGAGGAGCAAAATTGATGACGGCCCCCACCGATCCGACCTATCTTGGAATAGTAACGGCTGTATCAGGGGCGTCGATTACCGTGAAGCTTTCGGAATCATTGGCGTCTGGTACTGCCATTATCGCTGGACACACCTACCGGGTAGGTCAGGTCGGTAGCTTTGTCAGAATCCCACAGGGGTACCAAGACCTTTTCGGCATCGTATCGGAGGTTGGGGCGTCGGCAGCGCCTGTCACAGGCCTCTCCGACGACGTGGACACAGGTCGCTGGATGCAGGTTGAGCTGGCTGGAGAGGCGATTGGGTCGCACTTTGAGCGAGGCCTAAGTCAGCACCCAAATGTGAATGATACCGTACACATCGTCACGGAAACCGACCTGAGAAGAATTTATGGTGGTAAGGAGGATAACCAGGTCGCTATTGGGACGCTGTCGAGCGCGGAGAACATAGTTGTTCGACTCTCCCTAGACGCGTTGGTGACACGTCATTCGGCTATCCTCGGCTCTACTGGTTCTGGAAAGTCCACTACAGTAGCGAGCATTTTGCGCTCTATTGTCGGACACGGTGGGGCGGACGGCTCACGCGGAGCTCGCGTGCTGCTATTAGATATTCATGGAGAGTATGCGGCCGCGCTGGGGGACGTGGCCAAGGTGTTCAGTGCTACGCCGCAATCGGGTGAGCGCCCACTTTACGTACCGTATTGGGCACTGGAGGCAGGGGAACTCTTAGAATTTGTAGCTGGAAACCTAAACGATAACCAGCTGATCGCATTCACCGACAAGATGCAGGAACTGAAAGCACAGCGGATAGAGTCGGAGGCGCTCCCTGGCTTACCAGCTCAATCGCTGACTGTTGACAGTCCTGTCCCTTTTTCGCTGAAGAAGCTCTGGTATGATCTCGTAGATTTCGAGACAAGAACATTCACAGGACCTAACCGAGATCAAGCCGCCCTCGACGAAGAGGGAAGTCCGGATGACCTCGTCCCTCCAAAATATCTACCACACGCCATGGGAACGGCGGGGCCGTTTCTAAATACTTCTGCGAGAGGTATCCGGCGTCAGCTGAATTTACTGAGATCAAGGTTATTAGATCGACGGTTTGATTTTATTCTCCATCCTGGCCCTTGGGAGCCTGACGTTGACGGCATGTCAGAGAGCGATTTGGATGCCCTGCTTGAACAATGGCTTGGCCATGAGAAGCCCATCACGATACTCGATCTATCTGGTGTCCCAAGTGTAGTTTTGGTTCGGCTTATAGGCTCTATTCTGAGGATAGTGTACGAAGCGCTTTTCTGGAGCCGCGAGAAGACTGAAGGCGGGGTCTTGCGACCAGCGCTTATCGTAATGGAGGAAGCTCATCGTTACGTTTCGTCAGAGAGTGGCGACGTGGCGGCTGACGTTGTCAAACGAATTGCAAAGGAAGGTCGGAAGTACGGCGTTGGTGCAATGGTAGTGTCGCAGCGTCCCGCAGAAATTGATGAGACGATACTGTCGCAATGCGGCACCCTCATAGCTTTGCGCCTATCTAACCCGTCTGATCGGGGCCGTGTGAAGGGAGCATTGCCCGACAACCTGTCCGGTCTAACAGACCTGCTGCCTGTTCTAAGGACGGGAGAAGCCATCATAACGGGAGAGGCGGCCCGACTGCCGGTCAGAACAAGGATTTTTCTGCCACCAGCTGACCAGCTGCCGCATAGTTCTGATCCCAAGGTGAGTAATGCATGGAAATCAAAACGCGCAGCTGAGGGTTACGATCGTGTTGTCGCTTCCTGGAGAGGCCAGCGTACCACAGCCGTCGTCCATGAGCTAAACATCAACCGAACTAACATTGAAGTCCAAGGGGGGAAGAGGAAGATGATGCGTGAACATGTTGGTTCGACCAATCTGGTGTCGGTAGGTTATGACGAAGCTTCTGAGACGCTTGAGGTCGAGTTTATCGGTGGAGCGATATATCAGTACTACAATGTCTCCGCAGGTATGTACGAGCAACTGATGGCGGCTCCGTCAAAAGGCCAGTTTCTAAATACCTACATCAAGAACGACTACCCATTTTCTAGAGTTTAGAACACTCGAGAAATGAATCGAAACACACTAAGTCGGCAAGAGCAAAAACACGTTCCCGGAAATTTCAGAAATGGCCGTTCCCATGGAAACGGGAACGGTAAGTTATTGATATCATTGAAAAACACGTTCCCATTCCCGGCGTTCCCAGCGCATCCGGAAATGGCGTAACTATATGAAATTATTGGCGTTCCCACGTTCCCGGTCTTTACCCCTCTTACAGAGGGGAAGGCGTATGGAAACGCCATTCCCTCTAAGTAGGGTTAGAGATGGGCGCGGTCTCGGTCACTTGTCCTTTGCCTTTTCTCGATTGAGATACCAACCGATCAACACGGGTACGAGCGCCAAGATAAATGGGTGAGCGAAGAACGCACTTATAGCTTCAGAGAATTCAGAATAGGACATTGCTGCCACCGCCTCTTGGGAAAGGTGTGAAGACCGAAATGCTCAAGGCAGGTCTCCTGGCTCACGGATCACAGCATCAATTCCGGCCTTCCCAAAGCTAGCGCTCTAGTGACCCAAATCGGAATTGCGCTCACCGCTTACAGTTGCGGGGGCAGCTTCGGCACTGCGCCATGGCGCTCACCGAATTCCCGTCTTAGCTCCCAATCCTTGCGAATCGGAAGAACCTCGAACAGGAGATAGGATAGGTGTGTCGCATCGATTGTCAATCATCGTGCCTATTCAGTCGTACCTTCGTGCACCGGGCAGAGGGGCGGTCGGAACACAACCCGGAACAAGTACCGCTCCAATTCCATTTGCGGCTCATGAGGAGAACGCAAATGCGCGAGAACGAAATACAGCCATACACCGTCGAGGAGCTGCAGCAGAAATATGCTGTAAGCCTGCATGTGGCAGTGGAGGTGCTCGAACACTTTCGAGGCGATCGGTCGAAGATCGACAAGTTTATGAAGCGGTGCCCGAACCGGGACGCTGACGATCGTCAATGACGGAGGCCTACGCTTAGGATGTCTTTTTTGCAGATCCGGTCTTGACGCTGAGTGCGGCGCCACCAATATCTTTCGTGCTTCTTGTTCTGTTTGGATTGGAGGTAAGAAATGAACAGCCAAGATGTTTTATTTCGAGCACCCGTTCGTGTTCGCCTGCAGTGCGGCATCGAAAGAACATTCCTCAGCGTTTTCGATGCGCTGGATTTTTTGGAAGCAGAGTGGCCGCTCCGACGCGGAGAGCGATACAAGAGGGCGGTAGGCAAATGCCGCGCCGCTCTTCAATGGGCAGTGCCCTCCGAGGTTGCCCGCGAGGCCTTCATATCAGCTTGCCTGGAGGCAGGTATGCCGATGGTTATGACAAGTCCGCCGGTGGGCAAACAAAGGCCCGATCTTCAAGCAACTGGCTAGATACACAGCCCCGTTTTTCGCGGGGCTTTTTATTTGCGGAAAAATATTTCGCAAATCGACTACCCGTTTTTGCTCCTCTCTCGGAAAGTATGTGTGTCACCACCACGACACCACACCACGAGGAGACGCCCATGCAAACAAACCAGCCGCGCAAAGCCACCAGCCAGACTACCCGCATCAACGGCAAGCGTGTTGTCATCCGCACAAGCGCGACCGGCAAGGTTAGTCTCAAGGATGCACCCATCAAGGAAAGCGAAGGGCAGGCGGCTCAGGTCCGCGCCCTGCGGTCGCTGCCGGAGTACGGCCGCCAGTTCCTGCTTGCTGGCGACATGAACAGTGCCAAGCGCGGTCCGCGTGCCCAGGCTGACGCAATCGGAACCGGCATGACGCCGGGCGAAGCTGACCTGCGGATCTACCTCAAGGGCGGGAAGATGCGGATGATCGAGAACAAGGTCGGCAAGGGGCGACTGTCACCGGCTCAGGTTGATCGGCATGCTTCGCTGGCACGGCTCGGGCATCCAGTGGAGGTGGTGCGGTTCACATCCACGGCAGAAGCGGCCAGCAAGGCGGTGGCACTGGTCAAAGGCTGGTTGGCCGACAACGACAACACCAAGCAGCAGTAATGGCGCCTACCAAGCGCTAGCACCACAGGGGAGACAGCAATGGACGAGGAAGACCAGATCATCGACGCCACTGGCAGGGTAGCCTTCACCGGAGACCAGCCGCATCCATACAGGACGAACACCCGCTTCCGTAAGGTGGATGGGGAGTGGGAGCCCATCGAGGAAACAAAAACGAGAGACGTTCTCAAAACCCCGCCGACTGCACAGGAGAGGGCGGATGGCCGAGAGAGAGCAAAAAACAAGGCGGCGGATGAGGCGAGGAAAATGGCGAAGGTTCGGAGGGTGATAGTGAAGCGACAGTCGATTGGTGATCCCTCTTGTGTTCAGAGCCGCGGCGAGGACTTTCCGTTGCTTGAGGCACTTCGCCGCAATGAGCGGGAGGATCTTGTTGCTGTCGTTCTTCGATATCGCCGGCTTGTAGCGCTCTGTGAGGCTGAGCCGTTGAAAGGGTTGGACTACAGCAAGGCCGACGGCGGCGAGGTGGTCAGGGAAACTAAACGCCTCACACCAGAAGCGGACATTGACCGAGCCGCCGCGACCAACTGGAAGGAAGTGTCGAGTGGCGAAATCAAAATCTCTACGAAGGTCAAGAAGAGCAAAGGCTCGCACGCTATACCCCCGCGCAGGACTGTGGTCGCAGCCAACCACAACGTGGCTTCAGGCAGCGTGATCAAGACGGAAAGCCTACACGTGAAGATCACCGATGAAATCTTGAACGAACACATCGATGCCAAACCGATACTGGCCGAGCTCCGGTCATCCCTTGGCCCGCTGGTTGAACCTTTTGAGGACGCTGTGCTGGGAGGTTGGAATTATGAAAAGATCGGTAAGGCGAGTGGAGCAGCACTGAGGTACGCTCCAGGCGTCGGAAAATCTTTAGTTGGTATGGCTGCCACAACGATACAGATCAAATGGCAGGAGATCGATCGCCGGGAAAAGCAGCTGGAAGCAGAGGCTTTGCGTCGCTTCCGCAACCGCGCCGCATGACCGTCGCGCCACGCGCATTCAAATCCCCGAGGGGTGAGAGGGTATCGAAAGATACCTTCGCCCCTTTGCGGTCACGACCGCCCCGCCGTCATGCTGCATTCGGTGCAGCCGCTGAACGCAGCGGGTAACTATCCAAGAAAAGCAAGGCGACCGGCTCGTCAGCGAAAACCATTATGAGGTTGTTGTCTTGCTTCCCAACCCCATGCGCGTTCTCCTCCGCTTGCATGGTGATCGTGCGGCCCGTTCCCTTTGCTGGTTGAGCGGGCCGCTTTTGTTTCCACGGATCTACTATTGCTTGTCTTGTGATACGTCTCTCACAAGCCATCGATCGTCTCCCCAATAAACCTCATAGGTGGTTCCGGACTTGATTGTCGCTTTAGCCATCTGCTTTGTGTCGTGCCATACCAGCACGGTTCCGCACGACAATTGAATACTCTCAGCTCCACCAGGCCTAATCCTTGTCTTCAGGCATACATGCCCCGCAGAATCAGCTATCCCCACCATCACCGCTCGGCTACCTCTGTTCTGCAGGTGAACTGGCGGAAGAATGATGCCAACGACATCTATACCCATAGGTCGATCGACTCTGTTCAACTCTGACGGGAACATTGAGACAACTCCTCCAATGGAGGTTTGTTGGCTCTCCCAGTCAAAGGCTTCAAAAGCCGACACTCCGCCACTATTCGTCCCACGTTGGAAGCGTTCTGCATTATATGCACGTACCGTAGTCGGCAACTGGCCAAGATCTTGAGCCGTCGACTTGTCCGGCGTGAGAGCGCCAATGAGGATAGCTATCGAACTGGCAACCCTGACAATCATGGCATCATTCCTTTCCCTCAGCTCGGCCAGCTGAGCGCCCCAACAAGTAGCCAATAACCGTTCCGAACAATCCGAAGGCTTGGGCCGTTTGCTGGCTGTTGTAACCGGCGACGATTAGTATAAGGGCGCCAATAATCACCAACGTTATTGTGCAGTTTCTCACAATATCGTCCGGAGTGACATTTTGAGCCTTCCGCAGAAGATAAAACTGCCCAGAGAAAACAATTATCCCAACAACAACGCATAGTATACACGCAAGTATGTTAAAGCTTGTCAGTGGGTTGAATATCTCTAGATTTGAACCGGGTTGGTTTTCCATGCCATCCGGAATTTTCTCCTGAGATAGGGCAATTGTTGCATTCAATGAAATGAACACAATGGCGATAAATCTCTCAATCAACGACTTCTCCCTGAAGCCCGTGGAATTATACTGATTAAGAACCCGTTCCCGATTGAGGTCAATATCAATCCAAGGGTGAGCCAAGCATTCTTTGCTCTTTTTCGTGGTTTTTTATGTGGCCTCAGCGGCAACAGGATAGGGAATAATGCCCAAACCCTACGGCCGCTCGACCGAAGCCGCGCTCTACCGTCGAATGTACAAGACGGCACGATGGCAGCGCTTACGCTTGGCGCAGCTTACTGCTGAGCCGCTGTGCCGCTTTTGCTTGGCTATTGAGGATGTCACCGAGGCTACGACGTGTGACCACATCAAGCCGCACAGGGGTGACGAAGACCTGTTCTACGACCCGAGCAACCTGCAATCACTTTGCGCCCCATGCCACGATAAGCTAAAGGCCCGCATCGAGCGAGGCCAGCAGGCCGTGGTGATTGGCGTTGATGGATATCCGGTCGAGGTCGGTGGTTAGGGGGTGTCTTGAAAGTGGCCGACCGACCACCGTAGGACCGGCTGGGTAACGCAATTCAAATGCAAACACAGATTTTTGCCTAGCGCGTGCGCAAGCGCGCGTGCGCGAGGGGATTCCGCATGTCTGAGAAGAAAAGCCGCGTCGACAGCGTTGATGAGGCGGTGAGGATTGCCTCTGCTGCATCTGAGGAGATCCAGTTTCCCGAAAACGTGCCGCTCGATGACGGCGACGTCCCATTTTTCAAGAACGTCATCGCGGAATACGCCCGCGCCGATTGGTCGGCGCACCAGCTTGAGATCGCCGCGATGCTAGCTCGCACGATGGCCGACCTTGTGAGGGAGCAGGACCTGCTCCGCAGCGAAGGTTCGGTCGCAGTCACCGAAAAAGGCACGCCGGTCGCCAACCCCCGCAAGTCGGTCGTCCAGATGCACGCTTCTTCCATCCTTTCGTTTCGCCGATCACTGGCGCTGCATGCGCGCGCCGTGCAAGGCGAGGCGAGGGACGCGGCCAAGCGGCGAGACCAAGCCAAGGAGATCGAGGCAGGCGCGAGCGTGGATGACGAACTCCTAGCCTGATTGAGGTTGTGAATGCTTTCTGAGGCCGTGGTCGGCGCCATCAAGTGCGGCCCGATCCCGGTTCTGCGCGACTGGCGCGGACTACCGACGACGGAGCTGACACGCGGCGAGAAGATGTGCCGCTTTATCGAAGAATACTTGGTTGTGCCAGAGGGCGCGCTGGTCGGGCAGCCAATCAGGCTGCTGGACTTCCAGGTGGCCTTCATCCTCTCGGTCTACGACAACCCAAACGGCACGTCGCGAGCGTATTTGTCGATCGCACGTAAGAATTCCAAGACGGCTACTATCGCCTGCCTCTTGCTCGGCCATGTGATTGGACCAGAGGCGTTTCCGAACAGCCGCATCATGTCGGGCGCGCGCTCTCGCGATCAGGCTGCGGAAGTATTTAACTACGCCAGCAAGATGCTGATGATGTCGCCGCGCCTGAAAGGGCTGTATCGCATCGTCCCATCCGGCAAGATGATTGTTGGCTTGCGCAAGAACGTCGTTTACCGCGCCAGCTCGGCGGAAGCCAAGAGCGCGCACGGTGGTTCGCCACTGGTCGCCATCCTCGACGAGGTTGGACAGATCAAAGGCCCGCACGACGACTTCGTCGAAGCGATCGTCACATCGCAGGGCGCCTACGGCGACAAGGCGATGATCTTCGCTATCTCTACGCAGGCAGCGACTGACGGCGACCTTTTTTCACGATGGCTGGACGATGCTGAGGCATCAAAAGCACCACGAACGGTTTCGCACCTTTACACGGCTCCGGCTGATTGCGACGTCCTCGACGAGGAAGCGTGGCAGGACGCGAACCCTGCGCTTGGCAAGTTCAAGTCCGTTTCATCGGTTCGCGACGACGCTGAGCGCGCGGCACGTATGCCGACTGAGGAGGCCAGCTTCCGTTGGCTCCATCTCAACCAAAGGATCGATGCCAATGCACCGTTTGTGTCGCCGGCTATTTGGCGAGCGTGCAACGCTCGAGTTGTGGACTTCGCTGGTCTTCCTGTGTTCGGTGGGCTCGACCTTTCTGAGGTGAGCGACTTGACTGCTCTGGTGCTCATGGCGCCGAAAGAACAGGAGGGTAAGACCGTCTGGCATGTGAAGCCGACGTTCTGGTTGCCGGGAGACGGCATCCGAGCCAAAGCCAAGGCCGACCGGGTGCCGTATGACATCTGGCACAAGGACGGTCACCTTGAAGCTGCTCCGGGAAAAACCGTCGACTACGAGTTCGTTGCGCATCACTTGCGCGACCGCTTCGAAGAGATGGATATCCGCAAGATCGCGTTCGACCGCTGGAATTTCAGGCACCTGAAGCCATGGCTGCAGAAGGCAGGCTTTACTGACGATCAACTTGAAGGCGACGATGCTGTATTCCAGCCGTTTGGGCAGGGCTTCCAGTCGATGTCGCCGGCTCTCCGCGAGCTCGAAAGCATCATCCTCAACGGCAACCTCGCTCACGGCGACCATCCGGTACTGACGATGTGCATGATGAATGCCACCGTCAAAGCGGATCCTGCTGGCAATCGAAAGCTCGTCAAACATAACCGCGAACGCCGCATCGACGGCGCAGTCGCCTTGGCAATGGCAACGGCGATGGCCGGAACCTACGAGGGCTCATCTACAGCCTACTCACCCTGGGACGACCCAGATTTTTCTCTCAATAAGGCGGCATAAATGGCTGTAAAGGACTGGTTTAGCCGCCGTACAGCGGAAAAACCTGCGGAAACCCGCGCAAATATCGAAAGCCCGGCAGTTCCGGTTAGCGCCGAGAATTTTATGGCGTTCTTCGGTGTGCAGCAGGCCAGCCTGCCGCGCGTCTCGATCGACGCGGCGCTCACTGTTCCGGCCGTGCTGGCCGCGGTGGCTTTTATGTCACGCACGCTCGCCGCTATCCCGCGGCACGCGTATCGCGACACGAAGGACGGCGCCAAGCGCGTCGGCGGCAGGCTTGAGGTTGTCGTCAACCGGGCTCCAAACGAAACAATGGGTTCGTTTGCTTTCTGGCAGTGGTTCTGGCAGCAGGTTTTCACTGGTGGCCGCGGTCTAGCCTATATCGAGCGCACGGCGCAGGGCGTGGATTCGCTCTGGCCTATGGATCCGTCGAAGACGGTCATCAAGCGAACTGGTTTCAAGACGGTCTATCAGTTTGACGGCAGGGATTATCCCGCCGAGGACGTGATCGACGTTCCGTTTATGCTTCACTCCGACGGGGTCAAGCACTACGGCCCGGTACAGCGCGCAACCAAGGCAATCCAGCTCGCGATTGCCATGAACGACTACGGCTCGAACTTCTTCGCTGGGGGTGGCGTTCCTCCGCTTTCGCTGGAAGGCCCACTTCCGGCTGGCGCCGAAGCGATGAAGCGCGCGCAGGCGGACATCAAGCGGTCTGTTGATGCCGCCAAGAATGCAAGCGAGCCGATCTTCCCGATCCCGGCCGGCTACAAATTGCAGCCAGTCGGAATTGACCCAGCCAAAGGCCAGATGGTCGAGGCTCGACGGTTCCAAGTCGAGGAAATCGCGCGTGCATGGCAGCTTCCGCCAGTGTTTCTGCAGGATCTGTCCCGCGCGACGTTTAGCAACGCCGAGCAGCAGGACTTGCACCTCGTAAAGCACCTGATCGGCCAGTGGACCAAGGCGCTTGAGGATGAAATCAACCTCAAGTTTTTTGGCCGTTCCGGCAATGGTCGTTATGTCGAGCACAATCTCGATGGGCTGATGCGTGGCGACTTCAAGAGCCGGATCGAAGGCTTGGCGCGAGCAATCCAGACGGCGCAAATTACGCCTAACGAGGCACGTGCACTCGAAAACAGGCCGGCGATGAAGGATGGCAACGATTTGCTTGTCCAGGGGGCAACCGTGCCGCTTGGACAGCAGCCACTCGATACTGGGCAAGGCGGGGCGCCTCTACCGGCCAACGATAATCAAGACAGCGAGGCGGAAGCCGCATGATCAAAGATATTGAAAAGCGCGGCGGCACGCTTGGCGTTGAAATTCGCGCCGAATCCGACAAGCGAACGCTCGTGGGCTATGCCGTTGTCTGGGATAGTGACACCACGATCGGCGACTATTTTGTCGAGCGTATTGCCAAGGGCGCTTTTACTCGCGCCCTCGGCGGTGACGTGCTTGCGCTGGTCAATCATGATTGGGGTCGCGTTATCGGCCGCACGAAGAGCAAGACCCTCCGGCTGCAGGAAGACGATCGCGGCCTCAAGGTCGAGATTGATGTTCCGAACACGACCGACGGCAACGACCTATGGGAGCTTGTCGAGCGCGGAGACGTGAGCGGGATGTCATTTGCGTTTCGCGCAACAAAACAGGAGTGGGACGACACCGGCGAGTTGCCGAGCCGAACCATTCTTGAGGCGGAGCTTTACGAAGTCACAGCCACGCCAATCCCTGCGTACGAAGACACCACGCTTGCCAAGAGGTCGCTTGAGGCCATGAGGGCCGAGGCTGAGGCAGCGAGGTCTGACGAGCAACGCAGGACTGAGAACAAGGCCGCTGCTGCCCGCCGCGTTGCCGAGCGTAAAGCGCGGCACGAGCAAGTAATTCGAGGCATCCGGCAGGACGCTTCGTAGGGCGGTCACGCGACCGCAGTCACCCGGCAGAGCCGGAGGGCATGGACGACGTCCTGCCAACCAAGAAACCCTTTACATTGGAGACCTTAATGGCAACTCTTACCGAGCTTCAGGAAAAGCGCGGCCGCCTGGTAACCCAGGCCCGCGAAGCCCTGGATGCTATCACCAAGAATACCGATGAAGCCCGCTCCGCCGAACTCGACAAGCGCCACGATGACATCATGGCCGACTTCGATAAGGTTGAGAAGCAGATTGAACGCGAGGAGCGTCAGGCCGCAATCGAAGCTCGCTTCGAAGAGCGCGCACGGAAGGATCGTGAAAACCGGCGTCCCGGCGGTGACGGCGAATCCCGCGGCCAGGACGATGGCGAAGCGCTCGACTATCGTCGTGTGTTCCACAAATTCATTGCCGCTGGCGCAGACCTCGCAGAGCTCGACGCTGAAGAGCGCGTTGTGCTCAAGGCCGGCGTCCAGTCCGGCAAGGAATTCCGCATGCAGACGACCGGCACCAATACTGCCGGCGGCTACACGGTCCCAGTCGAGCTCGCAGAAATCATCGTGAAGACGATGAAAGACTGGGGTCCGATGTACAACGACGATATCGTGACCACCCTCAACACGACGTCGGGCAACGTGATCAACATTCCAACTGTTGATGACACTGCTACTACCGCTGAGAAGCACACTGAAGGCACCGCGCTGACAGATGATGGAGGCAAGGACGCGACTTTCGGTCAGCGAACCCTCGGCGCCTACGTCTACGACACCGAGTTCGTAAAGTTCTCTATGGAGCTTGCTGCCGACAGCATCTTCAACATGGAGGCCCTGCTTGGTGCTCTGCTCGGCGAGCGACTTGCGCGCATCGCCAATCGCGAACTCACCATCGGTGACGGCACTGGCGACCCGAATGGCGTTGTGACTGCGTCCACCCTCGGCAAGACGGCGACCGCGGCCGCTGCTATCGCGTCCGACGAACTCATCGACCTCCTGCACTCGGTCAACGCGGCTTATCGCCGTTCTCCGAAGGCCCGCTGGCAGTTCGCCGACCTCACGCTGGCAGCCATCCGCAAACTGAAGGACGGTCAGGGCAACTACCTCTGGCAGATGGGTGACATCACCAAGGAGCAGCCAGGCACGCTGCTGGGTTACCGCTACGAGATCAACGACGACGTGCCGCTGATTGCAGCTGGCGCGAAGCCGGTCATCTTCGGCGATTTCTCCAAGTACTTCGTCCGCAAGGTCGGCTCCCCGGTCATCGGCGTACTGCGTGAGCGCTTCTGGCCTGATCTGGGTATCGCGGGCCTGATCCGCTTCGATGGCGAGCTTGGCGATACTGCTGCGATCAAGCACCTTGTCATGGCTGCTTCCTAATTGAGGATGGCGGGCTTCGGCCCGCCTCCAACTCAAGGAGAGAACATGAAAGTGAAACTTTTGGTCGGTCTGTCCGGCAATGAGTACTCACTGTCACCCGGCGACGAACGCGACTTTGAAGACGGCGAGGCCGAGCGCCTTATCGCCGCTGGCTACGCCGTTAAGGTCGATGAGCCCGGAGACACAGTAACAACCACCAAGCGGAAGGGTAAGGCGAATGTGGTATCCTCCGAAGGTGACGGCACGAACGAGTGAGCCAGTCTCGCTCGTTGAAGCCAAGAGGCATCTGAACGTCTTTCATGACGATGATGACACGTTAATCGAGGCGACTGTCGCGTCGGCTGTGGATCATGTTGAGAAATACACCGCAACCGCTATTGCTGTGCAGACGATAGAGGCAAAGTGCGACAGCTTCGCTGATTTCGCGCATGTGCCAGTCGCCCCTCTGACAAGCGTTGCAGTTTCCTACGTGGATATTGACGGCGCAAGCCAAACCATCGCGGGGGCTGATTATGAGCTTCGTGCCGATGGTCTTCACGTTTCTATCGTGCCCGCATACGGCAAGCAGTGGCCTGCAAAACGGCCCGGCTCTCGCATCACCGTGACGGCGCAGGCCGGGTACGAGACGGCACCGCCAGCAATCAAGCACGCTATTCTCCTGTGGGTGGCCGACGCCTACGAGCGGCGCGAGAACAGCGTGGATGAAGGCTTTTCGGCCTTCGACGCGTTGCTGTGCAACTTCAGGCGCAATCTCTGATGTGGCTCCGCTTCCGTGAACCGTTCGACTGGCGCCATCCAGGCTTCACCATCGCCTATCCGCCTGGCCTCTACAACGTCACGCGCAAGTGCGCCGCGGCTGCGATAGCGGCTAAGGCCGCTGAACCCACCAAGGATCGACCTAATGCCAAAACGCAAGAAGGCAGGCGCAGGCTCGCTGAGTGAGCGCATCGGCTTTGAGGCCGAGGTCGAGGGTGATGACGGGTATGGCGGCGTGGTGGTCGACTTCGCGGAGCAATTCGTGGAGCCCGCACGTCTTGAGCCGCGCGTCGGTAGCGAGACGGTTATAGCCAGCCGCCTTCAGGGCTTGCAGCCCTACACCATGACCGTCCGCAGCAACGAACGCACTCGTTCCATTACGCCAGCTTGGCGGGCGCGGAACAAGCGATCTGGCGTGCTCTACGCAATCAAGACTGCGGTCAACATCGACGAGCGCAACCAGTGGATCGAGCTGCTTGTGGTGCAGGGGGAGGCGTCGTGATCAAGGCGAAGGTTCTGGGCCGCGAGGCGCTAACGAAAAAGCTCAATCAGGTCGCTCCGCTCGCCAACAAGTATGCCGCCGAAGCGAAGCTTCAGATCGCTACCGAAGCCGCTGACAAAATCTCCGACCGCGCACCGATAAGTAACGGCGCAACGGCTGGCGATTACGCCGCCTCGATACAGGGCGGCAAGATTTCTGACAGACCGACCGCGAAAGCGCTTGTCGGCGCATCGGCCAGCAAGGATCCGGATGCGACTGGCGTTTTCGCTGCGTGGATTTGGCACTTTTTGGAATTCGGCACACGGCCACATAATGTGGCAAAGGGTGGCGGTACGGTTGCCGGCAAGAAACAGGCCGACGGGTCAAAGATGCACCCTGGCACACGGGCGCAACCTCATATTTTCCCCACATGGCGAGCATTTAGGGCAAAAGCGAAGAAGCGCATCAACGACGCCGTCTGGCGAGGTGTGAGGGAGGCCATGAAGAAATAATGGCTAGTCCCGATCTTGAGCTACAGGGCGCCATCGTCGCAAGGCTGAAGGCACGTTCATCGCTAACGGCCATTGTCGCGCAGCGCATTTACGACCGCCCGCCGACCAATGCTGCGTTTCCATACGTCGAATACGGCGAGAGCCAGGTTATTCGCGATGACGTGACCTGCCTGAAGTCCAATCTGATCTACGTCACAATGCACGTTTGGTCACAATACTCCGGAGGCTTCAAGGAGCTGAAGGAAATCATTCACGAGGTCGTCGAGGCTCTGGATGAAGCACCCTTGGCGCTGCCCTCACATCGATTGATATCGATCACGCGGCAAGACACCCGTCATTTCAAAGAGCCGGATGAAGTTACGACGCATGGCGTCGTCGAATTTGTCGCGCGCGTCGAGACACCGGCCTGATGGCCACCAACCCCTAGTTTTTGAGGTTTACAAATGGCCGACGGTCAACAGACTGGTCGTACGCTGCTCATCCAGATTGGTGACGGCGAAACTCCCGAAGTATTTTCGAATCTGTGCGGTTTGACGACCCGCAGCTTCAATATGTCCGCTAACGAAGTCGACACGACCATTACGGATTGCGTCAATCCAGCGAATACGCCGCAGAAAACTGCGGAGCCTGGCATCAAGAACCGCACGTTCTCCGGCTCCGGCAAGTTCGTGAAGAGCGCCTCCAACACAGCGTTCATGACCCACGTCAATGACGCCACGAAGTTCAACGCCAAGGTAATCGTTCCCGGTCTTGGTACTTACACCGGCCCTTGGTTCGTTTCTGAATTCGAGTTCAGCGGCGAAATGGAAGGCAACATGGAATTCACAGCGACGTTCGTTGCTGCTGGTGTTCTTGCATTCGTCGCTGAGGTGTAATTTGGCTGATGCTGAAAAACCTTTTCCGTTGGAAGTAAACGGAGCTCGCGGGGAGGTCGGCCTGTGGGTCGGCAAGGAACCGCTGGTTATCGTTGCCGAGATGGGCGGTCTTGCCGCTGTGTCTTCGCGCCTGTCGTGCAAAAGTATGTCCGATTTGTTCCTTCGCCTGTCGGGCGTCGAGCCGGCCGCTACCGTGGCCGCTCTCGATCTGCTTACCGTGCGCGGCGACAAAGTCGCGGCAATTGGTGCGCTGAAGCTGAAACACTTCGGCGCCGTCGCCAAGGCGATTTCCGAGGCGCTGTCTCGTCATTTCGATGAGGACGACGAGGGAAACGGGGAAGCCGCTCAAAAGGCGGCATAGAAGAACCTTTCCCTTGGCGCGACTGGCAAAAGATCGCATTCGGCGGCCTTGGCTGGACACCAGGAATATTCTGGGCGTCTAGCTTGACCGAGTTCACCCTTGCGGTGAAAGGCAAGGCAGAAGCGAACGGCTCCAAAAAGTCCGTGGCTCCACCGTCTGACGACGAGATCGATGAGTTGATCAGGAAGTACGGTGGTTAGGCTGGCTTCAGCCTCCACACGTTTGGATTGGCCCTGTATTGTTCGAGGTGCGGGCCAATCTGGCTGTTTTTGATGGCATCAAGGTATCGATCAGTCACAAGGCCGTACTCATAGCACTCCTGTGTGATGATCGCGTATTCCCGCTTCGATCCTTCGTTTAGACCGTCGATGTCTCTCCTAAGGATGATGTCGGCCATCCCTTTTTCGCACTTCTCGATGATGCGAGGGGTGGCGACAAGTGTTGGCCTATCCTGAGTTGATAGCCCCCGAGCAGCCCATCCTCCTGCGGTCGAGGCAGCGCAAGATACCGCAAGAATTGCTGCAAGTGTCCAAACCCTCATTTGAGAAGCATCCCAGCTCGTCTGACCGGCGAGCTTTTCCACGTTAGGAAACAAACTTGGCCGGCAATAACAACGATGATCTGATTATCTCAATCAGCACCGACCTTGCAACCGTAAAGCGAGTGCTTAACAGGTTGGTTTCGGACGTAGGCGCGGCTTCAAGCGGCATTGAGAAACGATTTGCCGCAACCGGAAAGTCGATCAACAATTCGCTCACCACTTCGATGCAGGATCGCATCAATAGCATCGTGGGCATCGGTTCGACCGCAGCAAAAGAGTGGAACGGGGTTCTCGCTGATCAGCAGAAAGAGCTTGATCGCCTCCGCGCCAAATACAGCCCGTTGTTCGCAACAATTTCGAATTACAAAAACGCTGTTGCGGAGATCCGGCAGGCCCATGCTGCCGGCGCCATTTCTGCTAACGAGATGACCGCCGCAATTCAACGCGAACGGCAGGCGGCTCTTGCGTCTACAGCGGCAATTAAGGGGCGCAATTCGGCTCTTGCCTCCCAACCCAAGACGAGCAGCTTTAATACCGCGAACATCGCTGCCCAGTTCCAGGACATCGGCGTCACTGCAGCGATGGGCATGTCGCCCATACAGATCGCCTTGCAGCAAGGCACGCAGCTTTCAGCGGTGCTTCAGGAGATAAAAAACAGCGGGCAGGGCGTAGGTAAAGGATTGGCCGCTGCGTTCGCATCGGTGGTTTCGCCAATTTCGCTGGTGACGATCGGCATAATCGCTGCAGGCGCCGCGGCATTTCAGTACTTCTCGACTGTAATGAGCGAAGGCGACAAGTCTGCTGAGGTTCTAAAGGAACAAGCGGCTCTTATTTCCGCGGTCGCGGAGCGATGGGGCGATGCGGTTCCGGCGTTACGCGAATACGCAGATCAGCTGAAGCGTGCGCAGGATGGCGCCGATCTCCAGACCGCCACGGGCAACGCTATTGAACGCGTACTTGCCGAGGCGACTAAGGGCTATGATGGCCTAAAGACGGCTGCCGTAGAGGCATCTTTGGAGATGCAGACAGGTAATCAGGAGGCCAGGCAATCATTCGCTGTCCTCATTGGTGACGTCAATGACCTTGAAGGGAAGATCGGCAGCCTGTCGGAAGCCTATAAGGCCGGAAAAGACACGTCCAAGGAAATGGCAGATGTCACGCAGACGCTTGCCAAAATGCTTGAGAACGACGCATCAAGGGCATCTGACACCCTAAGCGGAAGGATTGAGTATCTCTCCCGTATGTTCGTTGCTGCCGCGGACAGCGCGAAAAAACTGCGGGAACAAGCACTATTGGCCGAAGCGTCGGCTAGGACGGCACTGTACCCATCACAGGGTAGCTATCCGCAGACATTCCAGTCGGCAGACGGCACCATTCAGAACGAGAAATACTCCCTCCCGTTCGATGGCCCCACACCAGAACGCCGCCCATCTGATCTGGACACAGACAAAAACAGAGGTTTCGGTACGCCGAAGCGCGCAAGGGCTCCCAAAAAGACCGCATCCGACCGCTTTGCGGAAGACCTTCAGGCTGTCCGAGATAGGACTGAGGCGTTGCGCCAGGAAATGAACCTTATTGGCTTGTCCAACGAGGCGCAAACCAAGCGCCGCACCGCTCTGGACTTGGAGCAGAAAGCGCTGGCCGACCTTCGTGAAGAGGCGCGCAAGAAGGGCGAAAAAGACCTCGAAAGCATCCAGCTTTCGCCCGACAAGATTGCGGCAATCGAGCAGGAGTCTGCCGCATATGCTCGGCAATCTGAGGCGCTTAGGAAAGCGCAAGAGGAACAGCAGAAGCTGAATGAGTGGAACAACGTCGCGAGAGACGCAACGCGCGGCTTCATCGACGATTTGATCCATGGCGAGAGTGCCGCGGATGCATTTGCTGGTGCGCTCAGCCGCATTGCGGATGCGCTTCTGGACGATGTGCTCAATAGCATCTTCAAGGTCAACAGCGCGGCTGGAGGCAGTGGCGGGTTGCTCAGCAGCATTCTTGGCATCTTCGGAGGCGGCTCACAGTGGTCTGGCATTCAATCTGGTTCGATCACAGGCGGGCTGTTCTCGGAAGGCAGCTTCACTGGACCAGGTGGAAAGTATCAACCGGCCGGCATCGTTCATAAGGGTGAGGTTGTTTGGTCTCAGGCTGATGTTGCCCGCGCTGGCGGGGTCGGCGCCGTAGAGGCCCTCCGCAAAGGTTATGCCAACGGTGGCCCGGTAGGGGTTTCGGTTCCTAGCGTGCCGAGTTTGAGATCGCTGGGCAGCGCTAGCCAATCGCCAGTCATCAATTTCGCGCCGGTTATCGATGCCCGCGGCGCCGATTCGGCGGCAGTTGCAAGGATCGATGCAAGCCTTCAGCGAACGCAGCGTGACCTAAAGGCAACCATCCTCAGCACCGTTCGCGATGCGCCGAGCAAGAACATTAAGTTGCGGTGACGGAAACGAACAACTCTAATGAGACGTGATTCTTACCGATGGAGACGATGGTGGACGAACAACACACAGTTGACGAAAGCGGAGTAAAGTTTGAGTCGATAGAGCAGGTAGATGATAACTGGTATCACCTGACCTTCGATGCGAGAGCTTTGGATGAGAACGCTGATGTCTATGAAACCGCAGAGATTGTGATCCAATTGCGCGGCCAAGACCTCAGCGAGAGATCTCTGAACGAAATCAGCGAAATGGGCCGGGCCCGCGTCAAAACACTTTTGGCGAAATTCCTGGACCTCTGCTGAATCCGTAAAAAGCAGGCAGAGTTTATAAGAAAGGCCTCCCGATTGGGGAGGCCTTTGCAAACTACCTTAAGCAGCCTTCTTGGCGGCCGACGTTTTATTGATGGACGTCACAGCAAGGTTGGTGAGCTTGTTGTTGGTGGCCTTCTCCTGATCGAGGATTTCGCTCAGGATTTTGTGTGCTTCATCGTGGCCGAGATCCTTAGCCCATTCGCGCAGCGACCCGTAGCGGGCGATCTCATAGTGCTCGACTGCTTGGCATGCAGCCAGAAGGCCAGCGTCTAGCGCGGTACCTTCTGCCTCTTTCATGAGACTGTCGGCTTCCTTGATCAAGCCTTCAATCGCGTCACACTTTTCGCCGGAGGCTTTCTTGCCAATGGATTTAAAGACCTGATCGAGTTTTTTGATCTGGTCCTTTGTCTCCGCGAGATGATCCTCGGCGGCCTTCTTCAATTCGGCGCTTTGGGCGGCCTTCGCTACCTTCGGCAGCGCCTTCGTAATGGCGTTCTCTGCGTAGTAGACGTCCTGCAGCGTGTGCTCGAAAATGTCTGCAAGCGATTTCATGGGATTTCCTCCGGTTGTTGATTGCGCCGGGGGAAATGCGCGGTTGCGAGCTTTGTTCCTTTGCGGCCACCCAACGGCGGAGACACAATGACAATTACATACCCGCTCCCAACTTCGTTTTTCGACGAGTTCCCAGGCTGGTCGACCGAGTTCAATCTCCTTTGGCGGCAGGAGCAGTCCCGCACAGCCGGCGGCCAGACGGTCGTCAAAGACATGGGCTCGCCGCTCTGGCAGATGACGGCGCAATCGCGCTCGATGAAGCCGAACGAACTGGACTACTGGCGTGCGCGGCTCACGAGCTTGGAAAACGGGCTCAAGACGTTCCGCGCATTCCCGAAGTCTCGCTGTTTCCCGGTAGCGTATCCGAACGGCAGTTGGCCGACCGGCGGCGCTTTTGCCGGTGTGGGGCAGGTGGCCACGATTGCGAGTAACCGCAAGGCAATATCGCTTTCAGGCCTTCCCGCTGGCTACAAGGTCTCGGTAGGCGATTACGTCCAGATTGGCGACAAAGACCTGCATATGGTGATGGAGCCTGTGACGGCCGGCGCAGGCGGCGTGACAACGCAGTTTGAGGTCCGCCCGCATCTGTGGCCGGGTGTGGTGGCCCCTGTCGCCGCTACGCTGGTCAAGCCGTCCTGTATCATGGCGATCGTGCCTGGCTCGATTTCGACAACAGCCGACATGGCAACGGGTCGTGGCACGGTCACGTTTCAGGCGATTGAAGCGCGCTAGCCGGCGCCAACCATCACAGGAAATCAATGAGAAACATCTCAGCAGAAAACCTTGCTGCGCTTGAGGCGCGGCAACTGGTGGCGCGTGACTTCCTCTGGTTTGTTGCGCGCGATCGAGCGACCGGTGCGCCGGTCACCGATGGCATGTGGTCGGACCTCGGAAACGTGTCGGCGGCTATTGTCCACCCGGATACAGGCCTGCCGGTCACGCGCGACTGGTACGGCTCCGGCACGCTGGTGCAGATCGATGACATTCCGCTCGTCGCCAACCTTTCGGTGCAGAACGTCAATATCCGCCTGTCGCAGGTGAGTGAGCACGTGCAGACGCTGGTGCGGCAGTATGATTGCCGTCAGGCCCGCGTCGAGATCTACCGAGGCTTGTTTGATCCGGACAGCCGCCAGATGGTGGCGCCGGCTGAATGCCGCTTCGTTGGCTTCGTCGATACCATCACGATCAACACGCCTTCTGAAAACGAAGAGGGCAGCGTCACGATGGTTTGCGCGAGCCATACGCAGGAGATGACGCGGTCCAACCCTTCGACGCGCAGTCACGCCACGCAGGTGCTGCGACAGGCCGGAGATGCGTTTTACACCGATGCTGACACCTCGTCCGAGTGGGAGTTCTTCTGGGGCTCCGAAAAGGGCAAGGTAGCCACGCAGCCGAAGCGGAAAAAGTTTTTAGGTATCTTCTGATGGACGTCCGCTTCGCGACTGCGCAGGACCGCGACCGTGTGGTGGTGCTCCTGCGTGAAAGCCATGAGGCCGCCGGGTTCACCTTTCCATTTCAGGCGGCGTATGCCGATCGGCTGTTTCAGCAGCATCTCGCGTCGGACCATGCCTGCGTTCTCGTAACAGGCAATCCTGCGCAGGGCGTGCTCATGGCGTGTGCTTTTGAGCACCCCTTCGGCGTTGGTCGCATTGCCAAGGAAACGGTCTGGTATGTCACGCCAGGAGCGCGAGGCCGAGGCGCGATCAAGATGCTTGATGCCTACGAGGCGTGGGCGCGATCTGTCGGTTGCGTCTCCGCAGGCATGGCTTCGCTGGCAACCAATGACGTCTCCAGCCTCTACGAGCGGCGCGGCTACAGCGCTGTCGAAACACATTTCATGAAGCCGCTCTAGCGGCATTCCTTCGGCGCCACCCGCGCCCCGCGCGCATAGCGCATTCCAAGGAACATCGATGGCTATTTTCACTTCCATCGCCACGGCGATCGGCAGCGCGCTGGGATTCGGTGCCGCGTCGTTCTTCGTGACGGCGACGGCGTTTGCTCTGAAGGCGGTGGCGGGTCTTGGCCTTAGCCTCCTCGCGCAGTCGCTCGCCGGCAAGCCCAAAGACCCGACGTTCTCTATTAACGGCACGCTGCAGGGCGGCGGCGATATCTCGCGCTCCTTCATTCTCGGTCGAACCGCAACTGCAGGCTCGCTCGTGTTCGTCAATACCTGGGGGCAAGACGGCGACACGCCGAACGCCTACCTCACGCAGGTTATTGCGCTGTCGGATCTGCCGGTGCGCGGCCTTGCCGAGGTCTGGGTCAATGGCGAGCTGGTGACCCTCGGCGGTCTGACGGATCGCGGCTATGCGGTCAACGAGTATCCCGACAGTCTCTGGGTCAAGTTCTATGACGGTACGCAAACGACGGCTGACAGCTTCCTGTTTGCGTCCGTGTCGAACGGCAACAGGTGGTGGAACCCCGATCGCATCGGGCTCGGTGTTGCTTATGCAATTGTCACGGCTCGCGTCTCGAAAAACATGTTTTCGGGTGTGCCGTCTTTCAAGTTCGTTCTTGAAGGCATGCGCCTCTACGATCCGTCGCGCGACAGCACGGTTGGCGGCGTTGGTCTGCAGCGCTACGCTGACCCTGCGACATGGGGCGGTGATGGCGACTTCCTGCCGGCAGTGCAGATTTACAATCTACTGCGCGGCATCACCTATAACGGCCAGTGGTTCTATGGCCTACAAAATCTGTCCTCTTCACGCCTGCCTGCCGCAGCGTGGATTGCGCAGATCGAGAAACATCGCGCCGGTACGCTGGAATCGACGGGCTGGGTAAACACCTACCGCAGTGGCGGCGAGATCCAGGTCGACGCACCACTGACCTCCGCCGTCGAAGCGTTGCTGACGGCTTGCCAGGGCAGGATTTCGGAAGTCGGCGGCGTCTACTATCTACACTCCGGTGCACCAGACGCTCCCGTTATCGCCTTCACCGACGACGATATCCTGTCTACGGAAGAGCAGGAGTTTACGCCATTCCTAGGGCTGGCTGACACGATCAACGGTGTTTCGGCAAACTATCCTTCGCCGGCAGATGGCTGGGTCGCCAAGACCGCGCCGCCGCTCTATCGAACGGACCTTGAAGCTATTGACGGCAATCGCCGCCTGATGGCTGACGTCGACCTGAACTTCGTTCCTTATCCGGAGCAGGTTCAGCGCTTGATGAAATCGGCGCTTGAGGAGGCTCGACGCTTCCGCAGGCATACGATTGTCCTACCGCCAAAGTTCTGGGCCTACGCGACGCCGGGAACGGTGTTTTCGTGGACGTCAGAGCGCAACGGCTACATCGCGAAGCTGATGCGGATCGATGGCGTTGCGGATCGCGCCAACCTCGATGTGATGATCGACATCACGGAAGTAGACCCGGCCGATTATGATTGGAGTAGCGACACCGAATTCAAGCCGCCTGTTGACGGCCAGCTCGGTGTTATTCGACCGACACCGCAGCCGATTGTTGATTGGTTTGTCGAGCCGTGGATCCTGACTGATAGCTTCGGCGAGTCCAGGCGTCCGGCGATCCGCATCACTTGGGACAACACAGACGGACGGCTCGATGACGTTGTTGCCGTCGAATACGAGGTGCGGCTGCAATCCAGCCTTGAAAAGGTAAGTGAGGGAAGAACCGACCAGCCCGAAGCGGGCTCGCTGATCGCTTCGCACGGCCTTTTGCCAAACGAGACCTATGGTGTCCGTGGTCGCTACATTCCTGGCGGAGACCGTCCGACCACTTGGTCTGGCTTCATGCTCGTGACGACGCCAAATGTCCGCCTCGGTGCCAAAGATATCGACGTGGTGGTTGATCTGACGACGATCGGGATTGCCGTTCGTCAACGTTTTGCCGAACTCCAGCAGGAGATGGACGATTTCAATCGTCGATATGAGGAAGGTCTTTCGGCCTTCTCGCTTGTCGGTGCCGTTGGCCAGATCGACCGCGAGGAAATCCGCGCCGAGTTGGGAACCGCTCGTGCCGAAATCACGGACGAACGACGGGTGCGCGTCACTGAAAACGAGGCCATGGCGCAGCGCGTCGGGGTAGTCTCGGCATCCGTGGATGAGGCGAATGCCAAGATCATCACGGAAGAGACGGCCCGTGTCAGCGCCGATCAGGCCTTATCGGAAAGCCTGCTTGGTGTTTCGGCTGAACTCGGCGACCGCTTCGCGCAGGGGCTGGTGAAGTTCCAGGCGGTTGCCGCTCCATCCGGCGTCGATGCCCGTTTCTCGGTTCTGCTTCGTGGTGGGGCCGGGGATGCTTACAAGGACACCGGCTTCTTTCTGGAGCTTTATACGTCCGGTGGCGTCCAGAGATCCCGGATGGCGATCAAGGTGGATCAGTTCTCGGTATCTGATGGCACGACGGCCTACTCGGTCTTTGCCATTGAGGGCGGCGTGGTGAAGATCATCGATGCCCTTATCGATATGGCGCAGATCAACAACCTGATTGTCGGCACGTCAAATATCGAACCGGGCGCAATCACTGCAACGGCCGTAGTGAACGGGGAAAGCTTTACGGTGACCCATGGTACCGGCGCTCCCAATGTGCTGCTTCTCTGGAAAACAAACGGGACTATGAGCACAACGGTAGACCCTCCAGGCCTGGCAACGGCTACCATGAGGCTTCTGGAGAGCGGCAACGTCATTGATGTTGCGCACAGTTCGTCCGTCCAAGGCGGCGGGACGGCTTATGTGAACTCGAGTGTCAATTTCCGCCCTCCGTCTGGAAGGACGCAAACGACATTCAGCATGGACAGCATCGCTGGTCCGTCCGGGGCGCTCACTAGCGGGAGCCGAATTTCTCAGATCACAGCGCTGGTCTTCAAGCGTTGATCACAAATAGGTGAGTAGTAGAAATGACAGCACCTTATACAGCCGGCACCATCGATCTGGTGTCGGGCAGCGCGGCTGTGGTCGGAACCGATACGGCATGGGAAGTCAGCCTGATCATCGGCGGAACGATCTATGTCGAGTTTGACGGTGGCAATCCCATGCCGATTTCCACCGTTGACAGCGACACGGAAATTACGGCCGCCCTGAAATGGACAGGTCCGACAGGCACCTATTCGTACGCCATCATGCGGGATACGGCCTATGGACAACAGACGGTAGCTAATGCGCAGGCACTGGCGACCTATATCCAGCGGCTCAATAACCCAGCGCTCGCTGCGGCCGCTGGCGTCACGCCGAGCGCGGACACCTTGCTCCTGTTCACAGGCGCAAACACAGCGACTGTTATTGATCTGGCCGATGTTTTGGGCGGTGATTTCAATGGCCCGGAGGGTGGCGTTGCCGAGAACGATTTTGTTGTTTTTGCCGACGGCACGGGAAAGCTTGGAAAAAAGGCGCCGCCAAACTCGATCCCAAACAGCCTTCTCGCGCAGGTGCCCTCGGGGACACTCAAGGGCCGAACTTCTGCCGGGGATGGCTCACCGGAGGATCTCACGCCGGCACAGGCTCGCAGGATTATTGGCGGGTGGGAGCAAGTTCAAGGTCAGTTTAACTTGGCGGGCGCTTCGCAGGCCGTTTGGACTGATCTGTCGGACTATGTCGAACTTTACCTCGAAGTTCAGGCCAGAACCGGATCCTCAGCAGGTGTCGTTTTCGGACAAGTGAGTACGGACAACGGAACCAACTGGCGCGCAGGCGCAAGCGACTACCTTCATTTCGGAATGGCGCAAGAAGGAACGACCGTTTCTGGTTTTAGCGAAACTGCAAATCCGTTCATGAACTATTCGCGGGTGCTGGTGGCCGCATCAAGCCTGATGATGCTGAATATGAAGATCGGCAATTTCAACAAAGCGTCAGCCTCCATGTTCAAGTCTGAGACGACCTACATTCACGACGGGTCTCAAAACAGACAGGACTTCATCTCGGGATACGCCGGAGTTGAGGCGGTAAAGAATGCGTTCAGAATCGCTTCAACGGGAGGAACTTTCGCGACTGGAACGGCAACGCTCTTTGGGTTGAGGGGATAAGTCATGAAGAAAATTGTCAACGGTGAAGAGTTTGAAATGACGGCCGCTGAGATCGCGGAGCTTCAGTCCTATGCGCCAGCCGATGTCGATCTGATCACTGTCATTTATAAACTCGATCTTTGGTCGCGTATGACGGACGATGAGGCTGACCAGGTCGGCGCCGCCATGGAGGAACAGCCTTTCCGCATCCGTAAAATCTTCGAAAGCGCGGGTTCTTACAGGAGCGACCACGAATTGTGGCCGCTCTTGGTGCAGATCGCCACCGCGCTCTTCGGTGAAGGTAGGGCGGTTCAGATTTTAGCGCCGTCGGAATAGACGTCCGTCGCCGCTTGGCGGCCTTCTTTGAGAAGGTGGTTGACGCCGAGCGTCAATCTTCGTCTGCCTGTGCGGAATAAGCGATAAAAAGCAGCACCAATGAAGCTGGCACCATATTGAGCAGCGAATGCAGGCCGTTCCAGTCACTTGGACTGGAAAGCCAAGCGTCATCTGAAAAGTACGCTGCCGCATCGATAACTGAAATAGACACCCAGGTGCTAAACCGCAAATAGGCGTAAATCTGGAACAGGATAATCCCGCACCCGACCACGGCAGGAAGAGCTACGAGAAGAACGATCCTCGTAATGTCGATGATTGGTTCTATCCAGTAAGGCAGTCTGATGCGGCGGTCGTTCATGGGAACTAATTCTCGTTAGGGTGGTGGTCTGTGCTGTTTTTCCTAATTACTAAAGTTGTGAGTTTTGTCCAGACGGGCTGATCAAAATGCAACCAAACAATTAGCTCTCGGGCTTTCCGTCCGCCGGTGGCGTAACTCGGTATCCATAACCCACAATCAGGACACACCCATGCCAATCACCAAAATCTCCACACAGGGGAGGGCTTTCGTGCGCCTGCACGAGGGCAATCCGCTCACCGCCTATCTTGATCCCGTCGGCATCCCAACGATCGGTACGGGCTTCACCATGCGTAGCGATTCCGTGCGCCGCGAGCTTGCAAAGATAGGTATTGCCAAGCTGGTGCCAGGCAAGACCAAGATCACCGTCGCGCAGAGCGATGCCATCCTCGACGCCGTGCTTGCCGCCGAGTACGTGCCCGCAGTTGTTACCGGCTCGCCTGATAACCGCAAACAGCACGAGCTCGACGCCGCCGCATCGGTGACATTCAACCTAGGCGTCGGCGCCATGAACTGGACGTGGGCCGAGTTCTGGCGCAAGGGCCAGATCAAGAAGGCTGCCGCTCATCTCGCCAGCAACTACAATACCGCGAAAGGCAAGAAGCTGCCGGGGCTTGTGCGTCGCCGCAAGGAAGAGGCCCTGCTTTTCGAGAAAGGCATTTATACCGGCGTAGCCAGCGCGACGAAGGAGGCCACCGCAGAGCCACCATCCCAGCCGGATCCGGTTGTGAAGGAAGCGCAGGAGCTGCTCACGGCGGCTGGCCTTAATCCCGGTGCGATCGACGGCTGGATGGGCGAGAAGACCAAAGCCGCTGTGATCGCATACCAGAAGGCCCACCCACATCTGATCGCCGACGGCATCATTGGTCCCGCCACGCTCGCACAGCTTCGGCGCGACGCGTCGGCAGCAAAGGAAGCCCTGACAAAGGGTGTTGGCTCAGCTGCAAGCTCAGGCTTGTTCGCTTTTGTCGCCGGCCTTCCTTGGGGCTGGATTGTTGCCGGTGTCGCTGTGGCCGCTGTTGTCTATGTCGCCTATCGCAATCGCGATGTGATCGCCCGCCGCTGGAACAGCTGGCGCGGTAAGGAGGTGGCGGTGTGATCCTCCTGTGGGCAAAACTCAAAGGTTACCTAGCCGCAATCGGTACAGCGCTCGCGATCCTCGCGGGCGTCTTTTTGTATGGCCAGAGGGCAGGGCGCTCCGCGGCAAAAGACGAACAGGCCGCAGCGAATGCCAAGGCCGTAAAGAAGGCCGGGGATGTTGAAAATGAAATCAGGAATCTGGATGACGCTGGCGTTGATGGCGCTCTTGGCAAGTGGATGCGCGACAAGCGGTAGCTATTGCGACATCGCGCGCCCGGTGCGTCCTTCTGTCGGTGACCAGATGACGCCAGAGACAAAGCGACAAATCCTCACAGAGAACGAAAAGCTGCAAAAGCTTTGCGGGGTGAAGCCATGACCGGCGGCGAGATCATGGGCGCCGTCGGCTTCTTCGTGCTGGTCTTCGGCTTCATCTTCGGCCTGTGGAAATACGTCGACGCCAAGATCAGTGCCGCGAAGACGGAAGCATCTGCGGCTGCGTCTGCGGCGTCGGCGATGGCATCTTTGGCGAGGGAAGAACTCGCCGCACACCGTCTCCACGTCGCGGAAACATACGTTTCCAAGTCGGGCCTGCGTGAGCAGACGGAGCAGATTATGGGTGCAATCGGAGCGGTAAAAGATGCCGTCGATAAGATGACCTTACGCGTCGACCGCATCGTGGAGAATCAGTCGAAGCCACGCGCGACGCGGTCTTCTTAATAAACGCGAGGTCATCGATAGATCTCGAAAAAAACCTGCCCGCAACTGGAGGCTGCGAGCAGGTGCATATTTATCCCCCTCCCACCGAGGGACGGTTGTATTCCACCACAGAATTGATCTGCAATCAACTTCGAAATAAATCGACAAGTACGACAACTTATTGAATTTAGAGCGCTTTTGGCCCTTCTTCTCGACCCAAGGGAATGGGTCGAGAAGATTGACTGGGATCAACCGGCGAAAGCCTTTCGACTGTGGATCTTCACCAGAAAATCCACTATATATTACACTTTTCTAATGCACTTGTCTTGTAGTAATTTTCAACAAAAACCCCGACATCGCTGCCGGGGTTTCAATCTACGTTGATGTCACGTCAGATCAGAACGAACGCTGAAGACGAACGAAACCGTTCCACTGTTCGTTGTCCAAGTCGTCTTCGTCGTAGTAGTTGACTGCGATCTTTGTGGAGAGGCCTTCAGTGATTTTGTAGTCAAGCGTTACGCCAGCCTGCCAAGCATCACGGTTGGACCAGTCGTTAGCGATGATAGCTGGCCCAATTCCAACAACCGTAATGCTATCTGCCACGTTGCCGAAGTACTGAGCGCCGGGGGTGATCGTCAGACGATCCGTTGCCTTGATGGCGTACTCAGCGGCAACCGCCCATTCGGATTCAGCATAGTAAGCGTTTGCGCCAGAAGCCCACACGCCAGCGAGGCCGAACGTGCCAGGACCAATGTCGGCCGTTGCGATAAGACGGACAGCGCCTTCTTCCTGATCGGTATCGTAGCCGCCGATGAGCTGCAAGGAAGCAGCGCCGAGCTTGGCGCCTACGCCGAGAGCGATACCAACGTTGTTGTCGGCTTCCTGAGAGACCGGGAACAGGCCTGTTACAGGGTCAGCCGGTCCGGTGATGGTTGCGAACTGGCTCCCGGTGCCCTCAAGTTCATCAACCGAGATACCCGCCCAGAACGAGCCTGTGTCGTAGGTGTAACGAATGGAGTTGAACAGAGCGTTGGTGGAAAGGACGTCAGATTCACCAGAGAGACCGTCGTCCCACCAGCTGTAGAACTTACCGACTTTCAGGCCGCCGAGTTCGATGAAGGCCTGATCCACATGCACGCCGGAAGAAGAGGCAGATCCGCCATCAGCATTGCCACGGAAGCCGATGAAGCCACGCAGAGCGCCGAGTTCGGTGTCGGTGCGGGTGTCGATTTCGAACTGAGCGCGCGTGAACGAATCCCAGTCAGACGTCCCGGACTTGTCGCGACCGAAGTCGGTCTGGAAACGAACGTAGCCCTGGAACTTCAGGCAGGTTTCGGTGCCGGGGATATAAAAGAAGCCGGTGCCGAAGGCGTCGCAAACGCGAACGTATTCAAGGGGCTCAGGCTCAGCCGCAACGATAGCGTCAGCAGCCTGGGCACCGGATACTGCTGCGAGAGCCGCAGCGGAGCCGATCAGAAGACTCTTGATGTTCATGGTTGACCTCCAGTCAAATTTGTAATCCTCCAAGCACAGTAGCAAAACCGGTTATCCCGCCTCACTCGGCTGCGCTGTCAGATAAATGACAGGAAGAGGGTATGTGCTGCAATTAGTAATTGCTGTTTTAGAGCTATCTAAAGGACCGGAAGCGCGCGCTGTGTGTCAATTAAGTGACATAAACATGTCTCGCCTGCTGACTTCGTTAAGCCGACGTTAGGAATTTCCTCTTCGCGGAGGGCGTTGCGACAATTTCGTTGGAGGGCTTCGCTCTATCAAAAGCCGCTCCAGATAACTGGAAGCGGCATGCTTGATGAAAATTAATAGAATAACCGCGCCAATATTTGGGAGCGAAATTTAGAGCTTAAAAAACAATGCTCGCGCCCCTTAAACGAGGGGATTAATTGTTCGCGCCAAATATTTTGTCAATATGTTTTACTGTATATCATTAATCACGCAGGGAGTTCTTCGCGTCTCTGTACGGATAATGCTCCCAGAAGTGCCAGGACGACTTCTCGGCTTTGCTACGGCTGTATCCGAACCCGCCCCACTTCTTGCAGGCGGGATGCTCGCACCAGTGGTTTTCATGAATGCCGTCGCCAGCGCAAGCTGCATCCTCAAATGCTGGATGTCTTCCATCAGCGTTTCAATTGCGGCTCGGCTATCGCCATCGTGCCACGCAATGATGTGGTCCACCGGATCGGCTTCCGGCTCTCGTCTTTCTGGGCGCACGTTCTCATTCTCCTGTCTCAGAGCGTCAAATTTCTCCCTGTGTTGAAAAGGCGCGCGCCCCGCGCCGATAATTCAGTCTGGCATCAAGTCGGCAATTTACCCGTGCGAGACAAGCAAACGCGGGTTCGCCATGCTGCCGCTTTCCTCATCCACGGTGACGGCGTATGCCGCCACACCGATATGACGCGACGCCATGGCGCTCGCCATTTTCTCCGCGGATGCGGCGTTTGAGGCTGGCCGCATTTCTCCGGGCACGACACCGCCACGGCTGTTTTTGAACTGCACGACAATGATTTTCTCAGCGTCTGCCATTTTGCGTACTCCTCGTTTGTTCTACAAATGTTCTTATTTTAGAGAAGAGTCAATATGACATGTTCCGCCATGGCAGCCGGACCGATTGCGGACCGTTGCACCTGAGTTTAACGGAAGGGAAATGGAGCACATGACGACCATATGGGCGCTCCAAAGGTGGGATTTCAGGAAGCAGCCGCAGCTTGGGGGTGCTTCATCGATGCTGATTTTGGATAGCTATAGGCGTAACCACGGAGTGAGTTTGGCGGAAAGGCAAAGTGTTTGTATTCAGATCCAGCTCGTGACCCCTATAGGGGGGGCAGACGTAGACGTACTGGCTCAAAAAAAACAAATTTCCGCTTCTGTCTCGGTGCAAACGCCTCCTCACAGCGCGCACGCCGACGTTGCCGGTATTTAGGCTCTTGTCGTCTTCATCTACGAACTTCATCGTGAATTTTAGCCCGTTGTCAAAATGAGCCACGAACGCTTCAGACACGCTTGAACAAAGCGCTTTTGCCTTCATGTCGTCGGAAGTGATGTCCGCGTAGAGTTGCCGGATGAACTGCTCCAAGTTGTCGGACATGATGGAGGCCTTTTCGCTCAGTTCCGCCGGCACTTTAGTCAAAATGGTTCCGTCAGGCTGCCTTCTTGAGTGGTCGATCAACAGGGTCTCTAACTCTCGTCGCAGACGGGTGTACTCGATCATTCCCCGTTCTACTACCTGCAGCCTCTCTGATAACAATCCACACTCGTTAATCAGATCGGTTTTTCCCGCAAGTTGGAGCGGTACAAGTTCTTCGGCGGAAAAGTTGATTCCTGTTTCGGAACCCGCGACCTGTGATTTCATGATTTGCCATAACTGAGGAACTATCGTTTCGTTCGAGTTGGCCTCCCTTAGCTGTGACCAAAAATACATTTTATGAGTGTGGTAACTATTGGCTATTCTTTGCACTTTTAAGAGCGTCGAAAGGGCATTGTTTTCGACGATCGACATACGAGCCTCTTTGTCCCGCTGCAGGGTCTGTTTTGAAGTCTGCCTCGACTGAACCCACGAAATGGCGCCGCCGATTACAGCGCCGACTACACCTGCGACTAAGGTGGTGATGTCGGAGACCTTCACGCCCTCGGAAGAAGCACTTTCAACGATGAAGAATGTCGCCCCGACGAATAACGTCGCGGCCGCTCCACAAAGGAGAGAAAGCGAAAATATCCATATTGGCTTTGGCATTAGGCGTAGAGATTTGAGCAATTTTCAGGCCACGAAATGAACAGCCTTCTGTTTAGCTGGACTGACAGTGAAAGTCATTGCCGTCAAGAAAATGACGCACATCTTAAATTGCGAAAAATGCTTAAACACTTTGCCGGTGGTCTGACCGAACGTTTTACGTTCGCTTCAGAGCCGCTTGCTCTCTCTCCCATTTTTCAAACTCATCCTCATCTTCGAAACTATTCAAGGTCAGCCCGCTTATCTCGTCGAGTTTAGCGTCAATCGCTCTCTTGTCCCACTTGCGAGTGCCGGCAATAGCTGCCGGCATCTTGTGGGTCGATACCCACAGCGAGAACGTTGATTCGGCTATTCCGAGATAAGCGGCGGCTTTCTTGCGGCCAATAAGGCGAGGGGATTCAGACATTTCTATTCTTCCTCTCCTCAATCCGCCGCAACCTTTGCGCCAAGAAACCGTCACCAGCAGCCGTCCGCTTGATCGCCGTTTGGTGCGGGTTTTTTCGGCAGGAGACACCTGCAGCCTTAGGTCCAAAGCTAACGAAATCACGCGCGGTGTTACGCTTGATAAAGCTTTCGATTTCATCAGGTGAAAACACCATGTGGGTCCGCTCAGTGCCTCGCCCGATGTGGACGTATGCGAGCTCACCGTGCCTCACGAGATCCCTGACGGTCGATACGGAAGTGGCGAATATCTCAGAGACTTCTTTTGTCGTGAGGGGGCGACGGATTGCTTGAGCAACCATACCGGCGAGGAAAGCGAGCTGAATATCCTCACGCTGCCAACCCTTGTCATCGTCAAGAGGAATTGTTGTTTTGGCGTATTGCAGAGCCGCCCGCTGCTTTACTGAAAGGTCCATGTCACATCACCAACATTCAGAGAATCGTTGCCGCCGGCACTAGTGCCGATAGCGTTTCGTCGTCTCCTCATGCGGTGGTGGTGCGGTTGGTGGTCGCAAAGGTAGGTTAGGACGGACCTGTTTGACGGTCAAGACAACGACTAGATTGCTCTATGTACGACCGAGCCACGCTCGGCGTCCGGATGGCCGCCAATCCGTATGCGCACGCCGTCTGGTTCAATGAAATCCGCGAAACGCCATCTACCCGGCTCGATCTCTTCGCCAATCTCCAAGGCCGTCTGAAGAAGATGGACAGTGGAAGTCTTTGCGTCCGAGCCATTCTCGATTCGCGTTACCGTGTTGGCCGTAACGCCTGCTTTTTCAGCTAGGTCGCGCACACCCCAACCGAGTCCGACGCGGGCCATTTTAAGCTGAGTGGCATTCATTTTTGGTACCCTGTACAAATACATGTTGACACGGTTAATTTCGTGTGGCTTCATGTGTACACAGTACAAACGCAGCGACACAAAAGCAACATGGAACCGAAACGATGGTTAACGCAACGTTACCGGCGAACGCCCAAGGTATGCCAGAATCCTTCATCTCACGCATGACCCGCCTTTATATTGAGCTCGACACTATTGGCAGTCGCGTTGGCAATATGCCGGATGACGCCATGGACCATATCACCGAAGCGGCCAGCATAGTGCGGAGGGCAGTAATCAACGCACCGGTGAAAAGTGAAGGTGACGTTGCCGGGAAGTTTCGCTTTGCTGCCATGCTCATTGAGGATCCGCACGGGATCATATGTGATGAGGAGGAAGCAGCAGCGATCGCGGTTCGCCAGCTCTTCAAGTTCCGTGAGGATGAATGGGCCGCGATGCGTGCGGAGGCTCGGTCATGACAAGGAAGACCAAGCGCTACCCGGTCGGCACGATGGTCGTTGTCGACAAGCTGATTTACGAAGTAGTCCGCTATAATGGCGATTGCGTCATCTTCTCGCGAAAGGGGTGTGAGTTCGTGACGGCAGCCAACTGGCTTGCTCATATGGTCACTGACGCCATCCTTCCAGATCCGCGGCCCGCTAGCTCAACCGGATAGAGCGGCAGACTTCTAATCTGCAGGCTCCACGTTCGAATCGGGCCAGGGGCTCCACTTTCCCAGCTGGCCTTATGACATGCAAGGCCAGCCAACTTGCCGGTGTGCGCCTTCGGGCAGCACCCGGTCCCTTATTACCGAGGAGACCTAGACGCACTTCGCGTCTGGGATCAAGCGCCACCACAGCGCCAAGAAGGCTCGCAGGATTCACCGCCCTGCGGGCTTTTTCCGTGAGGGCTCGAGACCTAGCTCTCCGTCACCGTTTTCAACCACTTCCAACCCTCGAACTTGTCACCCTTCTCCCTGATCTGCGTGTAACGCTTTAAGCTGTTCCAGGTGCGGTGGCCGGATACGCTGGCGGCGAGGGGGATTGTCCTTCCCATTTCGAACAGGCGGGAAATCCCTTCGTGACGTAAGTCATGGAAGTGCAGGTCTTTGATCTCAAGGAACTGGCAGGCGCGTGTGAAGGCGGCCCCAACCCCGGCGGTACCATAGGGGAATATCTCCGGCTTGGTCTTCGGCATGGCTTTAATGATTCGCATTGCTTCGGGTGGCAGCTCGCACCAAACGTCGTTACCCTTCTTTTGCCCAGGGTGTTTGAGGTCACGAACAAGAATTCGGTTGTGTACCTCGTCCAGGTCTCCCCATTTTATACGGACGATCTCTTCCATCCGCCGCGTCGAGTAGATTGCGAACGCCACGACCCTATCCATACGGGACACACGTGGCGTCGCCAGATTTCTGGCGGTGAAATAACCCATAATCCTGTCGAGCTCCGCCAGAGTAGGGCGGCGCGACCGGCTCTCAGAATTGGCGATCGCATTCAGTTTTCTAAGGACCGTCTGCGCATCCCGCATGGCGACGGGATCAAGCGGCATGCCCCATGCCGGCCGAGCGATTGTGAATATGGAGGACAGATGGGAGAGGTAGTTCCCCACAGTTTGCGGCTTACGCCCCTCGGCCAGTTCGTTCGCGAATGTGACGATGTCGTCGCTTCGAATATCTGCGCAGTCCATCGTGGCGAGCTTGAAGGTCTTGATCGTCCGAAGCACCTGATCTTTGGTGGCTCCCATCGTTCCTTTCTCTTCCACGTACCGATCAATGGCATCCGCTAACGTGAAGCGGTCCGCATTCAGTCGCTCAAGTGCGCCAGGTTTGTCGATTTCAGTCTCGCGGAAACGAATCCACGATTCTGCCTCGCGTTTTTTATCAAACGTCTTGGCTTCTCGGAAAACGATACGACCGCCTTTTTTTCGGAGGATCTGCGCGGTATAACCGACCGATCCATCCTTACGCTTTCTTGCGGTTATAGTGCCCAT